GACCGCGAGCGCGGTCGACCAGCCGACCAACCCCGCCGCGGCGCGTTGCACGAGGCGCGACGCGCCGGACGCGAGCTGCGTCTGCCATCCGGCGGTCGTCGGGCTCGCGCGGAACGCCAGCCGCGCCGATTGTCCCACGACCAACACGGACCAGTCGGCGGTCGTCGTCGCCGATCCGGTCGGCAGGCGGGCACCGGCGGGCGACAGGCTCGCCGCCCATTGGATCGCAGTCATGGCGGCGCGGCTAGCGCTGCGGCCGGCGGCGACGGCAAGCTGGACCGTCCAGCCCACACCGCCGGCGCTCGTCCGGCTGGCGAGAACACTCCGGGCGGCGGGCACGGTCGTCGTCCAGCCGGCCGCCGGACTGACGGCGCGGGTCGGCTGACGCGCTGAAACGGGAAGCAGCGCGGCCGGCACCGTGCCCTCGAGCGCACCCGACGCGAACGGCACCGCGCGCAGCGCGCCGCGAGCATCGGTATCGACGCTCGCCGACCGCGCCCGGCCGAGGATGTACGCTCCCGATCCGCCCGCGAGCGGCTTGTAGTTGCCGCCACCGGTGCCGTCGGGAAGCGGTTGAAAGCTCAGCCGGTTGGTCGTGCCCGACTTGTCGAGGGTGAACGGCGTCGACGTCACGGCGACGCCGTCGGCCGACAGCTGGTTCGAGCCAAGTCCGAAGAATTCGAACCAGAATTCGGGGTCCGACGCCGGCTCGGGCGGCGGCGGCTGCATGTCGATGTTGCCTTCGTAGCCGACGCCGTAGTGCGACGACCACACGCCGGTCGCCTGCGGCCGGTAGCCGTGCTGGCGGGTCTCGGTCGCGAACCATGCCCAGGTGACGGTGCCGTCGGTGATCGCGCTGCCGGTCCCGGTGGGACCGCCGGTCGCCGCCGAGGTGCCGGCGATGGTGCAGCGATAGACGTTGGCCGGCGATCCCGCGATGACGATCTCGGCACCGACTGCATACACCCTGCTGCGCGTGGCCGACAGCGCGACGCCGATCCGCTGGCTGGTGACGGCGGGATCGTTGAAGAAGTCGTGCTTCGACGCGCATTTCATCGTCACGTTGTTGGCGAAGCGGAACACCCGGCACTGGACGTCCTCGGCGTCGTTGGCCGCGATCGTCGCAAGGTTGAGGTCGTTGTAGACGCTGTTCGTCCGATCGCCGGTCAGCGTATTGCCTTCGATGATGAACTCGCTTGCGACGACGGTGCTGTTCTCGCCGACCCCGCTCCACAGCGGGAAGGTCGCGCCATAGCTCTCGCCGACGTTGTTGAGCGCGGCGTAGCGGCTGCTGACCGGATAGGTCTTGCCGAGCGTCAGGTTCGCAGGCGCGCTGGCATTGGCGAGCGTCGAGCCGCCGAGCCCCATCGGAGCGCTGCTGAGATAGCGCAGGTCGTTGCCGATCGCGATCCGCTCGAGGCTCGCCCCGGCATCGGTCGACGGCGAGGTCCCGGTCGAGCCGATCAACCCCGCCGTTCCCGCGACCGCGCTCGGCAGCCGCGCGCAATTGAGCACGACGGGCGCGTTGATCGACCGCTCGACCGCAACGTTGCGGACCAGGACGGGAATCTGGTTCGAGCCGGAGACGACCGGGCTGGTTCCGTGCTTCCACCATTTTGCGTTGGTAAGGTAAAGCAATGCCCCCGACGCCGCGAACGGAGTACCGGTCGCCGTCTCCTGCCCGGCGATCCCCCGCAGCTCGGCCCCATCCAGCCATGCATAGGCTGCCGCCATGACGGTATTGGTCTGCGCTTCGACCGACACGCCGGTCACACGGATGCGCGACAGGCGGTTGAGGCCGTTCGCGGTCGCGGGCGCGCGCAGGATGCAGTTGGTGCGCGGCGCGGAGTCGGCGGGGTTGCCCTCGATCACCAGCCAGCTCGCCGACGTGTTGACGCCGGACGTGACGTTGGTCGTGCCGGTCCCTTGCGTCGCTCCTGCGACAAGGCGAATGCGGCAGCCGTCGACCGACTGGGTGATCGCCGCCTGGCCGTTCGCCGCCGCGACCGTGCCGCCGCTGCCGGGGTTCGCGGCCGCCCATAGCCGCAGGCTCTCGACCGCGAGATTGATCGTCGCGAGCGGGGTCGCCGCCGCGGTCGCGGCGGTGGGTGAGACGTTCGCCGCCGCTGCGGTCGTTGCGCCCGCCGGATCGACATAGGCATATCGCGGCACGATCCACGCGCCGCCGGGGTTGTATGCGACGACGAACGGCACGAACGCGCTCGTCCCGAACCCGGCGGTGCCGAAGCCGGTCATCGATCGTGTGCCCGCCGTGTCGGACTTCTGCACCGGGCCGATCCACGGATAGACCTCGAAATCGCAGCGCAGCAGCCCCTGCGTCAGCCCGGTCGGATCGACTGTCGCCTTGAACACGCGCAGCGGCTGGCCGGTCCCGCCGGCGCTGTACGCGGTCGAGGTCGCCAGCGTGGTCGACCAGAAGGTCTTGACGGTCGTCCCGTCGGTGACCGTGAAGCGGACGCCCACGACCGGCGCGAGGCCATTTGGATGGTGCGATGCGACGACGACTTCAAGGTCGAATGCGCCGCCCTGCAGCTGGTACGGAACGTCCGCCCAACGGACGATCGGCAGCGGTGCGGCGACGGTCGAGCCGTTGGTGACCGCGATGCCGCCCGCCGCCGTCTCGCCGCTGCGCCACCCGGCGGCGGCGGTCAGCGTCAGGCCGGTGTCGGTCGCATAGACGTGCTGCGACAGCGCGATCCGCACCCGCGTCAGCCCGCCGCCGAGATCGGTCTCGTCGATCGTCTTGGCACTGCGGACGCCCGCTGCGGTCGCCTGGACCGGCAAACGCAGCGGCTTGGTCGCGATGAGCGTCCGTGCGGCCGTCCCGGCGATCGCCGTGCCGGCGCTCTGGACGTAGCCGGGCGCACTGCTCGCCAGCGTCAGCCGCGGCGACCCGTTGGGATCGAGCGTGTAGCTCGCGAACGCGCCTAGCCCCGCGGTGTGCGTGACCCGGAGCACCCAGCCGTTGGCCTCGATCGAGGCGGCGGTGATCGCCATGGGCGGCTCCTTCGGGCATCAGGAAACGAAAAGCGCCGCGCGGAGCACGCTCCGCGCGGCGGTGTCGGTCGGTCGGTCGCAAGGTTACGCGGCGCTGAACTTCATCAGCTTGATCGCCTCGGAGTTGATCAGCGCCCCGCCCACGCGGCGGACGGCGTAGAACGAAACGTACGGCTTGTTCGAGAACGGGTCGCGCAGGATGCCGGTCGTGTTGCGCTCGGTGATGAGGTAGCCGGCCTTGAAGTTGCCGAACGCGATCGCAAGCGCACCGCTGCCGACGTCGGGCATCGCCTCGGCGTCGATCACCGGATAGCCGAGCAACGTCGCCGGCTGCTCGGCCGACAGGCCCGGCTGCCAGAGGAACGCGCCGGTGTTGTCCTTCATCTTGCGGACGCGGGCGAGCGTCGCCGAGTTCATCACGAACACCGCACCCTGACGATACGGCGGCCGCAGCGCGTGGACGAGATCGATGATCTTGTCCTGCGGATTGCTCGCCGGGAACGCTCCGTCGACGCCGCTCGCGAGGTACTGGAGCGTGCCGAACGGCCGCGTCGTATCGTCGGCGGTCGCGATCGGCGCGGTCAAGAAACCGCTCGGCTGGTTGATGCCGGTGCCGGTGACGAACGCGACGCCCTCGTTGCGCGCGAACTCGACGGCGATCTCGTTCGCCAGCCACGCCTCGACGTCGAACATCGCGTCGTCGAGCATCGCCTGGCTGGCGCTCGGGTTGGCGAACAGCTCGCCCATCGGCGGGACGATCTCGACGAAGGTCGCGGTGCCAGTGTCGGGCCGTGCGGCGGTCTCGCTCGCCCACCCCGACTGGACGCCGCCCACCGCGATCAGCTTGCGGTAACGCGCGGTGCCGATCTGGACGACCGAGGCGATGCTGCGGATCGGCGAGATCGTCTTCAGCGTGTCGTCGATGATGCTGTCGATCTCGGTCGGAACCGCGACGCCGCCGGCGGCGGGCGAGCCGATCGTCAGCGACTTGACCTCGTCGCTGCCGGCATCGAGCCCCTTGCGCAGATAGCGGTCGGTAAAGCTCGTCGCCCGCGCCGCCTTGGCACCGCCGAGCGCCGGGCGCTGGAGGCGCAGCGTCAGCTTGTCGAGGTCGCTGCGCAGCGCGGCGACGGCGGGATCGGGCAGCGGCGCGACTGCGGCGGTGAAGGCGGCCTCGAGCGGATCGTTCTTGGTTTCGTACGTCATACGGGGATCTCCTGGGGTGAAACGGCGACGACGCGCGCGAGGCGCTGCATCGGAAAGGTGACGAGGCTGACCTCGATCAGCTCGAGGTCGGTCAGGTTGCGGTGGCCGCCGCCGGGCGCGCTTGCCCGCACGCGGTAGCCGAACGACAGTCCGGTCAGCGCCCGGGTCTTGAGCAGCGCGGCCGCATCGCGGGCGACGCGGGTGTCGCTGAGCGAGGCGATGACGCGCAGGCCGCGCCGATCCTCGCTCAGATGGTCGACCGTCCCGATCGGGTGCGCGGCATTGTGCTGCCACAGCAGCGGCACCCGGCCGCCGCCGAGGCTGCGCGAGCCGATGTCGCGCAGAAATGCTCCCGGGCGGACGACGTCGCCGCTCGCATCGGGAACGTCGAAGACGCTGGCGTAGCCTGCCAGCCGGGTGGGTTCGTGCATCGGCGTCTCCCTGTTGCCTGCCTCAGCGGTGGATGAGATCGCCCATACCGAGATGGGCGGCGATGCCGACGAGCAGCGCGGCGACGCCGGCGCGGACGATCCACGCCATTACCGCCGACAGCACCGAGCGCTTGGCGTCGCGCCAGCCCTGGATCAGCTGGCGCAGCTCGACGATGTCGGCCCCAGCGCGTTCGTCGTGGAGCCCGATGCGGTCGAGCGCCCGCGCCGCCCCGGCCTCGGTCGCTTCCTCGACCAGCGCGCGCAGGGTGACGAGGTCGGCCCCCTGCCCCTCGGCCTGGGCGAGCAGTGCGGCGAGCATGGTCATGGCGTTCCTCCCAGGCCGTCGAGGCCGAGCAGATGGCGTTTCTCATCGTCGGTCAGGAAGGTCGCGCCCGCGACCTGCGCCCACAATTTCTCGCGGTCGGCGGCGAGCGCGGGGATCGCGTCGCGGTCAACGGCCAGCGCCAGCCCCGGCCACCAGTCGTGAAGGTGGATCGCAAGCGCGCCGTAGATGCGGCTGGTCAGCGGCAGCAGCGTGAGGCGCCACAGCGCGACGTTCGCCTCGCGGTAGTTGGCGAACGCATTGTCGCCCGACAGCCCGAGCAGCATCGGCGGCACGCCGAACGCCAGCGCGATCTCCCGGCTTGCGGTGTCGCGAGTCCGGCCGAAATCCATTTCGGCAGGCGTCAGCGACAGCGGCTGCCACTTCATCCCGCCATCGAGCAGCATCGGGCGTCCTGCATTGGCCGCGCCGGCGAACCCCGCCTCCATCTCGGCTTTCAGGCGGTCGAACTGCTCGGCCGACAGCGTCGCGCCGTCGCCGGGATCGTAGACGAGCGCGCCGCTCGGCCGCGCGGCGTTGTCGAGCAGGCTCTTGTTCCAGGCGCTCGCCGCGTTGTGTGTCTCGACCGCCGCATCGGCCGCGCCGATGCAGCCGAGTCCGTAATGGTCGTCGAGCGGGTGGAAGCTGCGGATGTGCAGCAGCCCCGGCCGCTCCCCGACCGTCGCCGCCGGAAACCGCTGGAGCGTCGATCCGGCGCGATAAAGGTAGCCGACCGGCCATCCGCTCGCGTCCGCTTCGATCGTCACGCGTTCCGGGCGCAGCGAATAGAGCGCCACCGGCAGCCCTCTCGCGCCGAGCCCGACCTCGATATAGGCATTGCCGTGGAGCAGCAGGTTCGCCGCCACCGTCTCGATCAGCGATGGCCCCGGCTCGCCGCCGCCGAGCAGGGCGAGTACCGGGTGGTCGGCCGGGTTCGACCGCACCGGGGCTCCCGCCGCGCCTTCGGCGATGATCCGCACCGCGCGCTGCGCGATCGGGTTGCGGAGATAGGCGTCGCGGACCAGCGCCTCGTAGCTGCGCGCCGGCCCCGAGTTGCTGTTCCAGTTCGACCGCGTGAAGCCGGGAAAGGCGATCGGCGGGCGCACCGGCGCGGCCTGCGCCTTTTTGGCGAAGGGGTTCAGGTTCATGCGCTTCTCCTGTTAAAGCGGCCGGATACCGGGGGTGCTGCGGACCTTGCCGAGCAGCAGGTCGGTCAGTGCCCACACCAGCGCGTCGGCGCGGTCGGGCGAGCGGCCGGGTCCGGCATAGCCGCCACCGGTCAGCAGCCCGCACAGTTCGTCCTCGAGCGCGGTCAGGTCGCCGACGTGCGCGACGCGACCCTGCCCGTAGAGCGCGGCGACCGGCTCGGCGCGCGCGACCTTGCCA